TTACACTACACCTGAAATCCGCAACTCGCCGCGCGCTCCCGCCCCGCTTCGCGTTCCAGTTTGGGTGGCTCCGCCTCCGCCACCAGGGGCCTCCCCATCCACTCCGTTGCCGGATATTGATGCGGCTCCGCCGTCACCGCCAAATTGACTGGTGCCAGCCGCACGCAAATTGCCGCTGGCATCTACAGATCCACCCGCCGCCGCACCGAATATACTGCTACCCGATGCCGTAGAGGCATTGGTTGACGCGTTGGTTCCCGCGTATACAGTATCTGTGCCTGTTGCAGCGGTTGCCGACCCGGTTGCCGCGAATCCCATGCCTACGCCATCGGTGAACGCCGCCGTAATACCTACAGCACCACCATACTGAGCGACGGTACCGGGGAATACGGTAATTAATGAGCCAAATGATGAGCCAGTACCAAGGTTACCACCGCCCACCCCAGTGACCGCTGCGCCGCCAACCCCTATAGTTACCGCCTCAGTCGCACCGACAGCGGATGCCAATATATCAAATGCCATACATCCTCCACCGCCCCCACCTGCCGATGCAACTGCCGTATTATTCGTTCTCTGCCCAGAGTTTCCATCTCCAACTATCATCCCGGGAAAACGTTTGTACCCTGGCGGCTGGACGAACGTTGCAGATTCGGTGAATATTTTAGTGAATCCTGACAGCACTATTGAGTGCAGAGCAGCACCATCAGAGACGAGCAACCTGGCTTCCCCAGGGTACATGATAAATGAGTTCAATAAATCAATTGTTTCGGAGCCATTTGCGGCTAATGTAATGTCGCCAGTACCTGAATTTCTGACATAGGCATGCCAGGAACTACCCAGCGTTGCTGATCGCTCGAGTGTTTGCGTGAATGTACCCGATAAATCAAACCACCGCGAACAGTCGTTTATTCCCAGGATGGCATTCTCCGACCGCTCTAATCGAGTTAATGACGGCACTAAAGATTTACGATCCATAAATGCCAGCTCCCCCAGCATTCCACACACCGGAACTTGGTCCGGGCGCCGTCCAATTAAGCTACTTGTCATGGGTATACTCCAAAAATAATTGCGGGCCATCCGTCTCTACGATGAGGCTCATGTAATACAGGTGCAGTAGTTGATACTACGGCAAGCGTGATTGGATCGTAGGTGATTATATCCGGTAGATAATGGATGAACGATTCGTCCAGCGGATGAATTTCGGTCATCGAACCATGCCCGCCCCACTGCCATAGCCCAATCAGAGTGAATGGTAATGCTAAGTCAGCAAAAGAGTTAGGGTCGAGATTATCCCCCGTCACTGCCTCAATCAGAATTTTCCCTGAAAATTCCTGAGTACCTGGCATCGGCAGAGTATATTCGGTAAACACCCTGCGGATCGCCTCTTGCTGTACTTGCGATAATGAATCCAATGTAATGCCTGCGGGTGCTGCTACTATAATTCGTTTCATGGCATATCCTTAAAGTGTTGAAAGAACTTGAAGATCCGCATTAGCTAACCTCACAGGCCACCCGCTTATAGCCGCCATAGGTTTGCATAATACATCTGATCCAGAAAAACTAGACCCAATAGCCATTGCTGTGACTGTTGGTAATGTAGCGCTAGTATCGGTACCAACAGTCCCCCCGTTAATACATGCGGCCACATCATTCAACTGGTAGGCTATGGCTATTTGATATTCAGTGCCAGAAACTAAAGTCCCAAAAGAAATGCTGCATTGCTCAACACCACCAGCAACTATTTTCAAAGCGGTCACCCCGGAGACGGACTGAATATAAATGCGTTCATTCGCAGAATTATCGCTAATGTCTAGAATTGTTCGTGTTCCGCTGGCATTAGCGATAAAATTTATTAAGAACGAAAATTCATCCTGCCTGTACCAATCGCCGAAGTTAGGTTCAGCGATTGTCGCCGCTTCTGCTGACCTAGTTATTGCCGCTTCTGCTGGGACTGGAATGTAACTACTTGTAAATGCTTTATTTAATTCAATCTGGGAACCTCCGAAGAATACTGTCCCAGTGTCGGATGCTATAACAGAGCTAGTTGGGTACAGGAGTAGTCGCAGAACAGTATTCCCGGTATTGTTATTCGTCGCAGTTACTGACAGCCTGTATACATCATGCCCTTGAGGGGAAAGCGCTAGGAGGACGCCGCCGGAACCTAGTACAGATACAGATAAAGTATTCCAATCAATTGTAAAGTAAGCCGTGACTGTTGAACCACCGTACATCTGCACTACAAATCGTGAGGCTGGGTTTGGAGCGCACTTTTTCAAATAACAACTAACCGCATGCGTATTTCCATCATTACTAATTGCCATATCCTTATATATTGCCGATGAATCGGATATATTTGAATCTATAACCTCATGCAATGTAACACCAGTAGATGTATCCGTAGTACCTATAGTAGCACCAAAGAAAACAGGCCACGTATCAGGAGAATCCCCATATGGCATGGAGTTTATCCTCTCCTCTTCAATCAGCAATCCTAAGCATCGCCCCGTACTTGGATCATATTCAAATCGTGGGACATTTACTGGCAACAGTTCCAATGGACCAATTTTGCCAGTGACCCGCGCGGCAGAAGTTCTACCAAATGCGACTCTAGTGCCTATTTGCTGGGTATTTGCAAAATCCAAGTTCAGGACAGGCCGACTTAAAGGATGGCCTGTCACAATATCCAATAAAATCGGCCACCAATTATCGGGGTCTAAACTTGGATCCAGCGACCCGCCCCCTGCTATTTTCCGGCGATATGTGCGTCCATTAATAGGCGAATAAACCAAAAAACCATCAATGTAGCTGGTTCCTGTTACCCACAATACCGCACCTGTTAATGCCGCAGTATTAATGGCGGATGCATTGGCAGCCGCTGCGCTATTAGCTGCGCTCGATGCAGATGATAGCGCTGATAGGGCATTGTAATAACAATCCACTGCATTGTTATAACAGTTGATTGCCAATGCAATCAACTGCACACGAAATGGAGCCAGCGCGGCTAAAAAGTTATCCATCAGCGTTTCAAACGTTGATGGCGTTCCGACGCTGGGCGTCGGCGGTAATTCGTCAGGACTAACGGGGGATGTTTGTGCCATTATATTTCCTCTACGGTTAAGTTTATTTTTGCATGCTCAGGGTAAGCAAGATCAAATTCAAAACTGGTCCAAAATCCATCGACCAACAATAAATCGAAATACCCGTCGGTATCCGTTAGCCAATACCACACCGCTATTTTTCCATTCAGCTGCGATTTTAGTTTTTTGACGGAATTTACTCGATTTTTTTTCAGAACTAACGTTTGCCTAGTTTCAGGAATTTCAAGCCTAGGGGTCATCTCATTAATGCTCCCGTCAAAATGCCGACTCACAGTCGAGTAGTTTTTTCCGCCTATTTTCGGGCTATACTCAATATCACCGATGTAATAATGGCGTCCAATAACACAGGGAGTAACTTCGACTAAACCTGATGTTGCCGTTAGAGTTATCGTGATTACTCCATTAGTGTACGGCGGTAGGTTGTCGCGAACGATGGCCGGTTTTGTCGAAAATGGCGCAAAACAATAATCATAATAGCCAAATACCTCGCGCGTATTCAGGTTAATGCTTTCGCTGAATACCGTGTCTCCGCTGCTTGTTTCGGTAATTTCTACTGCATTGGCTACCATGCGCCGCAGCGCTAATGCATCTATTCGCTCGCCAGCGGTTAGCACGATAGTAAGCGGGGATGGCGCAATCGTGCGCTGATCTGTTTGCAGGTAAAACATAGCCCAGCGATTTGTCCTGCCAATTCGTAACCAATGCACATCATCGGTTAACGCATTACCGATATTTCCAGCACTTTTTGACTCATACGCCCAGTGGGCAACAGGGTCAATAACCCGTTCTCCGACTACGTAAGTAGCTGCGCCAGAATACACCTGATACGTATCTCCCAGCCATTTCCACCATGTAGGCGAGCTGGCCGGGGCGTGACCGTTATTAGCCGCCTGCAAAGACTGATACTCGGATATTAATCCAAGAGTGCCTGCTACGCTGGCTGTTGCATCCACAGCATAAGTTGCGCCTGGGTCATAAGCGGGTGAGGCTACCTCAGGGACTGAGCTGTATGTCAGTATTGCGTCGGTTATTTCCAGCGGAACTATGACGCTCATGCTATGACCACTGTGCGTAATTCTGTTCCGCCCATCGTGACTTTGCCCAATATTGTTGCGGTATCCCTTGTGTTGTCCTTAGTATCGCCTGTGTTTCGTTCTATTTTTTCAAGCTTCGCCTCAAGCTTTGCTACTATAGCGGTTAATGCTTTGATTTCGGACACCAGCTCATCATTATTTTGACCTCCCGACAACATAGCCTGTGTTTGCCGGGCATTAAATATCCGGCTAGGACCTGTTGCTTCGATTTCTGGACCGTCCTCTCCAACCAGTCGCAACCCACCTAAATGATCGCCACCGGCGGCGAATGCCGGTAATTTGTTTGCTAATGCCCAGGCATTTGACGCTCCTGCATTCCATCCCATCAGCGCATCCAGCGATTGAGCGCTAATACCCTCAGCTTTTGCGGTCGTGTAGACCAGCGCAGGGTTACCGGCTGCCAGAGTGTCATTAACCCACTGCTGAGCGAACGGAATCGTGTAGTTGCCACCGGTCTTGCTATTGATGAGACCACTGGCCGCGTCATAAAACGCACCGCCGGATGATTGATAGCCATCCGGCGTCGCACCCTCATTGACGCGGAATGGCAGCGTAGGGGGTACGGACACTGTCGTTTGAGCAGCGACCGATTTGGCGGAATCAACACCGCGTAACGCGTCGGCCAGTGACAGTACTGAATTATCAATACCGCGCAACAGATCGATTTGGGTTTTCGCTGAAGATAATATGCCGTCGAGCCGATCAATATCGGCGTTGTACGTATCAGTTAGGATGGCGTACTGATCATCGTAATTTTTTTGCGCCGCCGTTGCTGCATCACCAATCGCGGTCAGCGTAAGTTGCGCGACACTAACCTGAGTATCCGCATGATCAGCTAAATCGGTAATGACAACCGCCGTGCGCCCTTGGTCGCGCTGGTATTCCAGGAATGTTGAAAATAGTTGCTCACTTGGCTTAGCTATATCAGTTAATGCGTGGTCGAGCCCTGTAAAATTGACCAATGAGCCACCGGATCGAGCCATATCAAGAGCAGATTGCAATACAGACTGAGCCGATACCCGTCGCTGACGTGTCAGTTCTGCTGTATCAACGACAGTTGATCCTAATGCCGCTCTGATTTTTCCAGCAACTGATGTCAACGTATTTAATAAATCGGATGCTGATTGCTTTTGCGTTTCGTTTGATTTTAGCGCGGCATCGAGCTGTTTTTTTAACGCCATTGAATCATCTTTATATTTTTTGCTGGCAATATCCTTTTCGGCAGCCACCGACGCGGTCAAACGTTGCAGCGACTTATCTAATGCAGCGTTAGCCGCATCGGCCGCGGATTTTTGCGCCGCAGCCAGATCTTGCGTAGCGTAGATCATGTATTGCGTCGCCCGCAAACTGATGTCCATCGCTGCGATTTCGTCTTTGCGCTTCGCGGCGAGAGCTGCTGATACATTACCTTGCGCTTCCATTAACGCAATATCTAACCCGCGCCGCTGTTGCGCCAGCTGCGCCGCAGCAGCAGCATCTTGAGCAACATAAATCATTTGCTGATAGTTAACCGCGATAGCATCGCCGGTGAGTCGCAACGCCGCTATCTCATCAGCGCGCCGGGTATTTAGCGCATCGACAGACCGCCCGGACGCCTCATAATAGGAAATCTCTAAAGCCCGCTGTCTTGCGGCCACCGCAGCAGCATCCTGGGCCGCATAGATCATGCGTTTATAGTTAACTGCGATTACATCGCCTGTTAGCTGCAACGCCGCTATCTCATCAGCACGCTGAGCGGCCAGCGCATCGGCGGCGCGTCCTGCAGCGCTGTAGTAATTGATCTCTAACGAGCGGCGAGTATTAGTCGCATCTTCGACACCTTTATAATAGGTGTCGGCCGCATCGCTCAACTTGAGCAACATGGAATATTGATGCTGCCCGGCCTCAGTCGATAAATCGACCGCTTCGACTTGTTGGCGATAGCCCTCGCGACTGGCCGCCAAACTTAATGCCACATCGCCTAATTGACTGTTCAGCTGAGCGTTGTTGCGAGACTGCTTTTCATTGTTGGAGAAAAATTTATCGTAATAAGCATCGAATTGTTTCTGAAATTCCTTAATGCCACCGGCCGCCTGGGCCAGTCCATCGCTGATAGCGATCGCGTCCCTTGAGATGCTCAAACCGCTGGTCGCGAGCGCATCTTGGACGATAGCGATTTCCGACACGATCCGGACTGTTGTCTCCAGCATCCCTTCGCCCAGCTGTTGATACTGACCGAGGATGTCTCCAAACACGGACGTCGACATAGTATCGAGAGCAGCACCAATAACCCCATCGAGCTTTTTAGCAGCATCTTCGCCGGATAACCCTTTCAAGTCGACCGTTAGCGCCGGGATGACGTAGTTTTTAACGCGGTCAGACAAGCCCATACCCAGGTTATCAGCGAGCCCATTCATAGTCTCGCCCATGCTCTTGAAAACGCTGTTAAGCGCTTTTTGGGTAGCGTCGTCTATCGCTGCATATTGCGTGCTGTATGATGTTTTGTCACTGCTAAACAGCCCGCCCTTGGTTTTGGTTTCAATTGTCGCAAACTGTTGAGCTGACAGATTCCCGCCTGCCATAATGCTACTGATTGATGTCGGATTAGTTGAAATGCCCTGATTGACAACTGTGCTGGTTTGCTTTCCGCCGAACAAAAATCCGAGCACAGCTTTTCCAATCGGATCGAAACCAGCCATGTTAATCGGGTCTATTGATGTCAAGAAACCAGACATACCCGTTAATTTAGAACCAGGAAGAGCAGCAAAGTCTTTTAATCCGCCCGCTTGGTATAGCCGGGTAATAACGTCAGTTATTCCCGAGTGCAGATCGGCAATACCACGATCAATACTCCGCAATGTCGCATATTCTTCAGCATGTATATCTCTCAACAGCTGATAGGTTTTATCAATCGACTGGGATTTGGCTGTTGGGTCACCTAACACGGTGCCTGTGTCGGATGACATTTTAGGCGATTCGCTACTGGCACCCGAATTAGACATCATGCCGTAACCCAGCGCCGCCATAACAGCGCCCATAGCCGCAACGCCAGCAAAGCCGCCCCAGCCGCTTTGCGCAAACATAGTCGCGGCACCAGACGCCAGCTTAGGAATAATACTGGCCACGTAAACAGCCACCTTTTTCGCTTCCATCGCCATCGAAGCCACACCCAAAGCTATTTCGATGCCATGAAAGGCTTGCGCAGCGGCGGTTTTTTCACCAAACATTTTGCTCGCAGCGCCGGCGACCTGTCTGGCGCTGCTTAAAGATGTCTGTAATTGTTTTTCCTCATGTTGCTGGACGTCCCGATACCACTTTTCATCAGCAGCCACCTTAGTCTTAACATTTTTTATATATTCGTCGGTAAATCCCTTGCTGGCATCCGGCTGTATTGCATCTATTTCAGCTCGGCGCTTCGCAAGATCTTCCATGTCTTTGACATTGTCCTTAATAGTCTGGCCCATTTTTTCCAGGGCACCGACCATTAACGAAAAACCGCCCAACGCTCCATCAAACACCGCCGAAGATACTTTGCCAAGCTCTCCCATGCTGTCTTTTGTGTTATCGATAGTGCTGTTGTAGTTCTCCAAAGATTTCCAGGCGCTATCAATTGCTTTTTGTTGCTTTTCAATGTCATCGCTGGCGCTGGATTTAGCGACAACCTCAACGGCAGTACCGGGGCTAACGCCCTTTAACAGCAATTGCGTGTACATATATTGCTGTGCCGACATAGTCAACTTGTCATATCTGTCGCGCTCAGCATCCATAGCCGATGCGCCAGCATCAATACCTTTTTTCTGCGCTTCCAGCGCTTGAATGGAATCCCAAATGGCGATTGACGATGTCTGAACCGCATCGCTCATACCCAGCGCTGCAAGCTTCGACAACTCATAATCGCGCTCTGACAGCGAAAGTTTTAAATGCTGGTCGTTTAAAGCATCAATTGCATTACGGATAGCATCGGCATGCTTTTTCGCCTCTGCCGCCGCTTTCTTGGTGGCTTCGGTAGATAGCCCAGCAGCGGAACCCACCGCATTATGCGATGCCGCCAGTTGCAAGTTCTTTGCTGTAGATTGTTCGGCTTCTGCCGTGGCTTTTTTCTGCTCATCGGTTAGATTTTGATGAGCCACGGCAGCGCCTTCAATACTTGCCACATAAGTGCCGATCCAATCCGTGCTGAGGTCTTGCTTTAATTGCTTGCCGACATCGGCAAAGCCGTTAACCAGCGGCTTATCGACTACGGCCTTTGAGGAGGAAAAGCTAAAGTCGCCCACGCCCATACGGGCAACATCACCCGCCGCTGCGCTTGCCCTAGCGGTTGCATTATCGAGGGTATTGCCGACATTGATTGCGAGAGCGCCAAAAATGATCCCAACCGAATGACCCAGACCAACAAACAAGCCGATCATATCGTTGACCACGAATTTAACATTGCTCTGCATTTGGTCGCCGGAAACAATCCAGCCTGAAGCGGTATCTGCTGCGGCACCCAGCCCGGCCTCTTTTAATGTTGCCCAACCACTGCTGATAATTTGAGTGGTGACATCCCAAGCGCCTTTAGCCAAATTGCTGGCCGATACATTGGTATCGCCAACGGTGATGGCCGCTTCGTTAAACTCTCTGATGCTATCGAGCGCATTTTTAGCGCCGGTTAAAAAGCCGCCCCAAATAGCCGAGGTCGGCTGTTCGATCGATTTGATCAACCGCGTCCAGGAATTACTCATGTCGGTTGTTTGTGCATTGATGTTTTGCGCCGTCGCAGCAGCAGCGCCATCAAAAGTATGCAGGGCTTTAGCCAGTGTATCGCTGAAAAAAGCAGTCGTTGCTTTGCCTTCATTGACCAGATTTTTAAACCCCCCGGCGGGTAAACCTGCGGCTTTATCCATTTCCTGGAGTAATCCTGGGATGGGTTCCATGACTTGGTTAAAGTTTTCAGCATTGAGCATGCCCAATGATTGACTCAGGCCAAAAAACGTTTGCTTTAATTGATCGTTACCGACGCCCAAGGCGCTGGCGGCATCATTAAGGCCTTCGAAAAACTCCTTAGTGCGTTGGCTGGTGATTAATCCGGAGTTTTGCAAATTCCGCAGCGTGGTGTAGCTATCGGAAAGGTCATTGATTTTTTTATGTTGGGCGTCGGCAACCGTATCAATGTACCCCAGCGTTTGCGCATAATCGCCGGCTGTCGCGGTCAGCGAGTGCAGCCGGGTATCCAAATCCTGAACAGTGGCGGTATCTTTGATGATCTTATCGCCAAAGTTAATCAGCTCATAAATGCCGACCAATGGCGCTATCGTCTTAACCAGGCCCGCCGCTGCCGACTCCATAGTCCGCAAATTGCGACTGGCATTGCTGGAGGCATTAGAAATACGGTTTATATTGTCGCCAGTTTGCCCCAGCACTTCAGCGCTGCCGTCGGCATTGACCCTAATCCGTAATCCTAACGTTAAATCGCTCATCGTTGTTTAGCTCGTTCCCGTTCCGCCTCGGCTTTATCCTCGGCGATTTTGCGTAACTCATTAAATGCCGTCATTGCGCCACGCTCGAATAAGTGGATGTCGTCCATTATTTCGACCTGCTCCGGAGGATAAGGATAACGTGGCGCAATAACTGCCATCACTGCGGTGTAATCCAGACCGGTCACGCCGTTATAGCCGTGCCGCCACTGGGTTTGACAAAACAAAAAAATATCCAGCGCCGGACCGGCATCATGCCAAACCCGAAAATCCTCTTTTAAGCGGCCGTTGCTCAAATACGCCTGATACCACTCCGGCCGGTCTGTCTCATCCCCAGGAGCAACCGATACCTTGCGATCCGGCACGCCGAAAAACTCGGCATCGGTCATTTTGCGCGGCTCAGCTGCTGTAGATGATGCAGTAGGCTCCTGCATCACCCAGTAGTAACCGGCCGCGATTAGTTTTTTGCGCGCGTCTTTTTTTGTTCGGCTACGGTGATGCCTTTTTGCACCGCCAAAAACGCATCCTGGATGCCGGGTTGTATCCAGGGCTTTTTCATCAGCGCCGCTTTAACAACCTCTGAAAACGCAATAACATTGCCAGATTCATCGGTTATCGGCCCGATCTCCTTGATGTAAGGCTCTGCATACTCATGAATGGGTTTGCGCGCTTCTGCCGCGTCATCATCATCCATGACGAAATCTTTTTCACGCTCCATTTTGGCTGCAAGATGGCTTAGGCGCGCCCATTTTGCCGTTAATTTCCCCCAGTCTTCGCGATCCATGACTTCAACGGTGATGTCTAATTTGTGGGGGATAATTTTATCCCCAGGACCCGGTTCCTTAACGTCTACCGATACGGTACGTGTAACTTCATCTTGTAAATCTTCTGTGCTTACTACTAATGCCATGACTATTTCCAGTTAAAAAGGTTACTGCAAAATAAAAATAACTTCGTTATTACCTGTGCCGTGTGGCGGTATGTTGAGCTCAAGCGTCGTCATCTTTACACCATCTTTTTCTGAATCGCTCGGATTCAGCAGTTGGACTGCTTTTTGGAACAACGCGCTTTGCTCGCCGATCGGACCATGCGTAAATAACATCGGCCCGATAACCGCATTTCTCACGTCCGAATAAATATCGAACTCAGATTGCAAAGGCGAGCGGATCATGATCGAGCCTTTCGCCTTACGGTCTTTGATATAAACGCTCTCGTCGCCGATGTCGTTCGAATGCACCAGTTCGTTACCTAAATCAACGCTAATCTTATTGGCGACCGCGTCGGCATAGCCGTGCAAAATCAGGTTCTTGGTGTTGGCGTAATTGACCGGCAACGGCTCAACCCAGGCTGTTAAGTCAAACGCCGGAAAAGCCGCATCCTCGTAGCGATCCACCAGACCTTGGTAGCTGAATTTAATCAGCGGGATGGCGCCGGACGAATAGTCGAACGAGACATTGCCGCGCGCGTAGGTAAACGAATGCAGCGCGCCATCATCGAAATAGTAAAACGTGTTGCTGAGGTGGTTGTCAGAAACCGGCGCATATTTAACATAAGGATTCATCCGGTACGTAGTCGTTGCGGTCGGCCTGCGCGGCAGAGCCGGCGTAATCGAGGCCATTTTGCTAGTGCCGTTGTAAGCGTAAATTAACCGGTCAACCGTCAGCGTATATAACGTGGCCGAGGTGGTAACAAACTTTAACGGCGATTTCAGCGTCAGCAGACGCGTCGTGCCGTTGAAGGCAATCACATCGCGCTGCTCCGATACGACAAAGGTGCTGGCATCGGTCGGCGCTGTGCCGATTTTGGTCTGTAGCGTTGCCCGGCGAGTGCCGACGTCGTAAAGAACAATCTTGCGCAATTCCGGAGCCGCCGCGCCGGTGGTGATCTCGATATCGCAGCCTTGGACGTTGCTGGTGCCGACCTCGCTCAACGGCAGATAAATGTCGTTGACAGTGGAAACAGAGAAACCGGCGCTGACAATCGTGCCGGCAAAATGCTCGATCCTTGCCGACATGCCGACATAATAATCATTGACATGCTGCACGGTGTACGTCACCAACAGCGGAGCCTCCGCAAACGGTGTCGTCACCGTCGCTATTTTTGTGGTGCCGTCATAGGCACTGATCACCGACGATTCGGCACCGACTACAACGGTCATGCCGACATAATAATCATCTTCCGCCGATGCGGTCGTGGCGAAATTAAGATCGGTCGTGGTCGATCCGGCTTGCAAGGTGCCGGTATGCTCGGCATCGGTCGCGGCCAATTTGACCAGCGCTTTATCGGCCGATCCGGGCGCTTGCGCGGTGCCGGACGCCATGCCGACCTGCACCGATAACCCGGCATAGGCGTCATCGGTCGCCGAGGCGCCGCCCGCCAGTTTCAACAGATTGACGGTGCCGCCCTGGGCCGTACCGGTCACCGCCGTGGCCGAGGTGGTTCTTGCCATAGCGCAACCGCGCACCAGCGGATCATAAGCGGGAGTTGCGCCCGGCTTTGGCACGCCTTCCGCATCGCCGCCCATCGCCAGGGCGACATCGATGTCGATTTGCGCATCGAAACTGGCCACTATTTTGATACTGCCGCCCATGAAAGGACGGATCGGGTTGCGGTCGATGGTTTTAGCTTTCAGCGGCTCGACTTTCAGCGTTTCGGCATAAATGCCGATGGCCGTCTCCAGCGATCCTGCAAGGCCCGGCGTTGATTCGGGTTGAACCAGGATAAAGCGTTTCGAGTCTAATCTTGGGTTAGTTGGCATGGTGCTTGGCTCCTTTGCTGGTTTTTAGTGCCGCTTCAGGTGCTGCGGGCTCTGGTTTTAATTCGGGTTCCGGCGCTGGAGCGGCGGCTTTAACCGGCTTAGTAAGTGGCGGCGGTGTTTCACCGTCTAAAAACCACTCGTCGCGTTCGGCGCAATACCAGCCGGACTTGCCGGATTGTTTATAGTCATCAAAGGTCATCACTGTCTCCGTGATAATTTAAAAATCAATTCAGTTTCGTAAAAAGGGTGGCGTTCGCCCATATCCGGAAAGGTTTCATAATCGTCAAAAATGATCGTGTTATTGCCGATTGCTCCTTCTTTGATGATCGGGACCAGCAACGCGGCCGCTTCGGCAACGCGCAAATGGCCCAGCATCACATCATCGACAATGTCTTTTTCATTGACGCCGATAATGACGCTAATCAGTTCTTGATTGGCGATATCCTTGTTTTTAGACTTAACCGGCACATAGCAAATGCAGGGATAATCGTTAGCATTGGGACTGCGCTTATAGCCGATGAGGTGTTTGGCCGGCTTGTCGTAATGGGCGATAAAAAAATCTTCCAGGGGCACGTCGCTTTTAATGCGGTTGCGTAGATCCAACAGGGCATCGAGAGCCATCAGCCGCGCCCCAGCGTTACCGTACCGTAACCGCCGGAACCGGCGACAGCGGCTAAACCTAACGACTCACGGGTGATCTGTTTCGCCAACAGCTCGGCGGTTTTCTGGTATTCCTTGGCTTTATCCATCAGCAACGAGTTATCGCTCATCGCGCCTTGGATCGCGGCCAACCGGATGGCCCAGGTTGCCGCCAGTGTTTTCAAGCGGTCGTTGGGCAAGGTCACATCGGCGGGATCGATGCCGCGCTCCCACAGCACGCCGTCCACATAGACATCGGCGTCTTCAACATTGGCCTGTGTCACCGTTACAGCGGGATCGACGCAATCGGTTGTTTGTGCGTATTTACTGGCCATTGGCAATAATCCTCGCTAATACCGACAGGGCGGCGGCTTGCAGGTGCTCGCCACGCGCAGCGCTATCGGCAAAAAAGAACGGGTGTGGACGGCTGCCGGGATGATTGATGACCCTGGCAAAACCAAACCCGGCGCCGCCGCCCACAGGAAAACGCAACGTAGGCCGAATCACATGCGGCTGAGTGCCATGTTCGACAAATCCGGCATAGGCCGCATTGGCATAAACGTCAGCGCTACCATTACCGGCAGGCCGCCTGCCGATGGATTGGGCCAACTGCCCGGTACGGCCGGTAAAGCTCCGGCCGGATTGAATGAAGTCCAGCGTGTCATCGACATAACGCTCAGCCATCGCATTGGCGACCTCCTGAGCGTTGTGTGGATCACGCAAGGCGGCCAACACGGAGGGCGCATTGCCCAGATCAAAAGTAATGCTGCTCATTAGCTGTTAGGGTCGTGAATTTGTTCGACAGCTGAAGTCGATTTTTTACCCTTGCCGCTGGCTTTGTCACTGGTATCTGCCGACTTGGATTCTTCCTCACCGTCCAAAGTAACCGGGGGTTCATAGGTGTAGCCGCAATGCTCGACACACTCACGCGCATCGACAGGGTCTTTTTCTTCTGCTGTGCCGTCAGGCGTATAAACAGTAACCATTACCGATCCATCCCAATAAATGCCGCAAAATTAATACCGGTCGCGACTGTGCCGGCCACCAGCGTTGACAGCCGCACGTAGCGATACAGCGTGCCGTTTTCCTCATTCCGAAATGGAATCACATAGCGGCCTGAAGCGCTCAGCGCCGCATCCATCGGCACCACCAGATTGCCGAACACCTTCTTGCCCAGGCAAACCGAGCCGGAGGTCATCGCCGCCACGTTGGAGGCCTCGATCGACACGGTATAAATCTCATCGCCGGTGGCGATTTCACAGGCCGTCATGTCGATAACCACGTCGCCCCGAACAAAACCACCACCTAAATCCAAGATCGTGCCGTCCGCCGATGCCGCCAATAATCCGGCCGCCTTCAGCAGCAAGGCATTGTCGTAAGTGTAATTCGAATATTGACTCATCTTTCCCCCTTACTTAGTGACTGCCGCATTAGCGATAGACCATAACCGCGTAACTGCCCGGCCATTCATAATGCATAACCCGTTAAACCATTCGACGCGGGTGCGGTACTTGGGCTCGGCTTGTAGCAACCCCAAATCCTCGACATTCATGCCGCCATTCTCGATGCCGGTCAACGCACCGTCGCCGATACTCAACACGTAAATAGATGTTGCTGTTGCCGTGCCTGATGTGGCGGCCTCGGTAAAGCCTAAAATTTGATTGCCTTCGTTATCTTCATCAACCATCAAGATAGGCAGATCGTTATATTTAGTGATCGGGCGCCCGAATGCATCTTTATCGTATGAGATAAAGCCGCCGATGGTGGTATCCCTGGCCGCCTGAGTCATCAGTCGTCGCATGGTTTTGTTCATCAGTAGATGCGTTGCGTGCAGCGTCTGGTCAATCGCTTCATCCAGCTTGGCCAACGACAAAGGCGTTCCGTTTGCCGTACTGCCGGCGGCAATTTTTTGCGCCCCTGTCACACGGGTTTGCAAACCGTCGAATTCGCGCGGATCGGACGCCGAGTCGCCTTTAATGAACTTACGCACCCAAGCTAACGCCAGGGCGCGAAGCTTCATCGCTTCTTGTACCGCACGCTGCCCCGCACCCATGGTCTTTATAATGAACGTGTCAACATCGAGCTCACCGCCGGCAATCACCAGATTTTCAGTTTGCGGGTTGAGCACGCCGGTTGATGGTGTATAAGACTCGTTAACCCCTCGAAAGCCGACGCCGGGCAATGATTGCTCGCAGTTGTACTTCAGCGCATTACCGTTAATGCCGTCGAACGGCAGCACCATCAAAATATCGGATGACCCCGCATAAATCTCGATAACGGCTTGACGCACCTCGTCGCCGGTTTCGAGCTTGGCGGCTTCTATTAATGTTAATCCCATGATGTACTACCTTATTTGGATTATTGACGAGCAGCGGTTAGCCGCTGCACGGGAGATAGCGCTGACTTGTCTTGCTGCGCCGACCGGGTCTGTTGCGGCGCACCTGAGCCGGTGCCGCCTTGGGCTTTGGCTAAAAACGGATTTTCAGCCAACAACTGTTTAACGGCTTCAGCGGTTGTTTTGCCGTCGATGGTCACATTGCCGTTATCATCAACCACTGCCTTGCCGGCTAACAACGAACTGACGATAGCCGGGTTTACGGCATCAGCGGCGGCCGATAGCAAGGCATTAGCGATTTGCGTTTGCTCGAATTTAGACTTGTACCCGGCCGCTTCCTTGGTTTTGTTGTCAGCCAATTCCTGTAACTTGCCTTGCGCTTGCAGTTGCGCATCGGTCAGCGACTTAATGTCGCCGTGCCCCGTTGCTTCTTTCAGCTGCTTGGCAAACTCGGCTTGTTGAGCGACAAGGGCTTGATTGATTTGCGCCTGCACATCCGCAGCCGGAACACCGGCTGCGGGAGTGACAGTCGAGGTGGGGTTATTCGCGCCGTCTGCCCCTGCATTGTCGGGATTGGCGTTTTGATCGGTAGGGTCTGCCATAAATCGGACTCCGGAAAAAGGTAAATTCAAATGTCCGGCACAGCATAATCGTCAGGCATAAAAAAGCTCCGGCGGAACAAGTTCCCCGGAGCTCTTGGGTGGTGCAGATTAATTTAGCAGGATACGTAGGTAATAATACTTAGTCAACATCGACAGGAAGGCGTTTAAATTGCGTTTTAGCTGAACGGAAATAAAAAAATACTACCGTAGATCGTCTAGGGTGTTTTTCGCGGCTTAAATACGCTGTTTTTCAGGCCGAATCAAACACCGGTCATCAGCCAACACCGCAAAACGGCGTTTTTTAGCACCGGTCATGGGTTATTTTGCGGATAACCGGCGCCGTTTTGCGTCCTCTCCCTGTCCGCTCCGTCTTATTTTACATAAGCAATTGATTTATGGCGTTTAAATTTCATTTAAATTTTATTTAAACCGAAAAATCATCTGGCCGAGCGAATAGTTACGATTTTACCAGAGTTAAGCACTACGGCCAGCTGTTCGCGGGCCAGTTGGCTCTCGGCATCCAGAAACGCCAACAGCCCGGCCAGCCGGTCGCGGTTGACCACATGCAAATCGGTCTCGGGTATCAACAAATCGCTGACCGCTTGCTGACACGAGGCAATCTGATTAAGCCGGTCCAGGGCTTCAATGACCGGGGGTTGTGCGCTCATTGCTCGCCCTCCAGCTGAGCCAAGCGCGACAATAAGGCTTTGCGTTCGGCCTGCACCATGTCTTCCAGGACTTCCTCGACCGATCCTTTCGGCAAGGCCGCTTGTGACTGAGGCATCGGGTATTTGCCGTTGACCAATTGGCTCACCGTCGCCGTAGAAATGCGCAGGATGCGGGCAATGTCGCCCATACTCATGCCTTGCGCCCGGTACGCCAATACCTGGGCTTCAATTGTACGGGTGACCTTGACCTTGCCTTTCTGGTTGATTTCCAGCAGGCCGATATAACGGGCGGTGACTTCGAGCTTTTGCGCTTGCTGCACCGAGACTTCGGACATGATGCACATGTTGCTGGCCATCTGTTCCATGAAGCCTTCCATGCGATCCAGACGGGTTTCAATGTTGGCGGGTACGGCGGGATGCCGGCCGGTCACTAAAGCATCATAAGCGCGGATCACTTGCAGGTGAAACGCCGGACTGATCCACATCGCGTAAGCGTAGACCAACTCTTTCACCACATAGGAACCTTGATCGACAAAAAAGCTTCTAACGGTGTTAACGGGGTCTAAGTGCTTGATTTTGTCGGTTCCTCGAATCTGAGGAACGGCAAGCTCATAGACCAAGTCTTGAGTTTGCTGCATTCTCAGCCAATTTGACGGCTGATAGCGTTTTTCGCCGCCTGCGGCCTTGTGAAAGTCGTTCAGGCAGAACCGGCCTTCCTCGTCCTGACGGATAGGGGTATTGCAAATAACAATGGGGTTTTCAGTAGTCATGATGGTTTCCTAGTTAAGTTAAGAAGACCATCGCCTTAGTAGCGTCGGGCGATGGACTGACATGGGTTACTACAACCGCCACTAGGAGCGGCCCGCGCGAACGCGGCCCATGCCAGCCCACCATAAACTGAAAAATGGTAGACATAAAAAAAGCGCATAATCGGGTGCGCTGGCACCTAGTATAATTCGGGGTAGTAATCCCGGCACCGGCTTTGCCAGTGCGGAATCAGGTTAAATCTTCGGTTCAGTTTTGTCAAAATTATTTCATAAACGCCTCCTGGGTTATCAAACCCAAACCGTCCTGTCTGATTAAATCACTGATCGGAGTGCCGTTCTTAACGGCTTCTCTGGCCCATGCCGGCATTAATTGCGCCCGCCGCTCCGGATTCACGTTTTGGATAAACTCGCCGTAATTCTTGGAGCCGGAACTCTTGATCGGCGTTCCCCTGGGAATCAACAGGCACATGCAATGCGGATGGGCTTTATGGTGCGGCACCGCGGCTTTCGTCCACACGCCTTTACCCAGGCCCATCTCAATATTCGCGTAATAATCGCAAATGTCGGATGTTGGATGACTGCCGGACAGCCGCCATTGAAAACCGATAATCGACGCGTCGCCCTCGACCGAGGCAATCACGGCCCGATGCGCGGCAGTCGCCATTTCGGTGCGGGCGATGCGTTTCAAGTTATACAGCTGCTTGTCATACAGCCACCACTTGACCGCCTTATCGACCAGTTCCTCGGAACCTTTATCAACCGCCTTCTTGATTTGATCGAGCACCCGTTCGGCGGCATGACGGGAACCGGTGCTCTTGAGCATCGAAATACGCTCTTCTGCCTCGCCGACTACGACCTTCCA